GCTCTATTACTTTTTTAACATCCCCACCTTTTACTAATTTTTCAACACCTCTTGTTATTGCGCCCATAATTAAGCCACCTCCGTGTTAGATGAACCTAGTGTCTGAATACCCTGCTCTGGCATTAAACGCGTACTCGATAACAACATCCGAGAACCACCGCGTAATCTGGCCATGCGCTTTGATGCAGCCTGCTCGCCAAGTTCTCTTTTTTCTTCCTCGGCCTGTATCTTGAGACGCGCATTTTCTTTGCGGGTCTCTTCGATAGCTCGCTCTTGTGCGCTGGTGTCTGGTCTTTTAAACATTCCGCTCATGCTTTACCTCGCCATTAAAAAGTAATCTACGCCATCCGTTCCGTACTTTCGCATCAAACACTCTTCGTTAAACCCAACCGCTGATGCCCATTTGTACGCCCGTGTATCCGTAGATCTAACGGTTATCTGTGTTCGATGCAATCCCATAGATATCGCAGAGATATCTAATACCTGCTTTGCGCTCTTGGTAAACGTGACCGGCATTGATCTCATAACGTCATCTGCCACTAACCACGCCTCGGCAACGCCCTTCCAGATTGAAACAAACCCAAAGATAGCTGCCGGCTGGTTGTAAACGAAAGCGGTAACAGCTGCGCCCATCTGTTCCTGTTGGTCAAAGACCTCGATGGCTTCTTCTCGATTGGCCACAACCAGCACTTCTTCGGACTTGATATCTATCCTGGTAGCGTGGTGTTTGTGAAAGGGCATAAAGAACAGCCCAGTTCTTCTGCGCTGGTCGTTGAGTTTCTCAGCGAGTTGTAAAGACATCAAAGTCGGCATTGACCACCGTTTGAGCTATCTGTGTGTTTTGGGCAAAAGCACTCTTAGTCATGCGCCGGTGTTCGCCGCCGCCAAGCAGCAGATATCCGAATGCGTCACCAACGTGTGAGTGTTCGTTTTTGTTTGGGCTATCTCTGAATCTTTCCTGACCTGCGCCAACCGATACGCGTTTAAAATGATATCCACCGGCTAATGATTTTCGGAGGAGCTTGCATTGCGTATTGACAATCAATCCAGGTTTGCCGTTTATGAGCCGCTGCATCGGGGCGGCACCTGCCTCACGCCTGACCTTGAAATCGTTAGATGGCGTGGGTTGAGCTCGCAGCCCCAGGGTTCTCAGGTGGTCAAAAGCGGTGACCTCGTAGATCGCGTCCCGCTGCATACCAGCGGGGTCACCCCAGACCATCAGTTGCGCCTTTGGAAACCGCGCATTCAACTCAGCCAGGAGCTGCTGGCCGAACCGCTCCAGGCCCATATCAAAAGTCACAATCTCATGCAGAACTATCCAACGCCCGTTAGCGAGCCGCTGACCTATGACCGCAGCTGGCGTAAGACCAAAGTCTAGGCCAACCTGTAGCGGTATGGATGGGTCGTAGTCCACCTCACCACTCATCAGGTTGTCATCGTACTCAGACCAGACGGGCTTGCCTTCTTGAACGTAGGTATATTGGCCTTCGGCATAACAGCGAATCCAATCTAGGTTTTTGCCCAGGAGCATCTGCTGGTAATAGCCTGGCGGTAGATTTCCCACGTTCTCTGCCTTGGGGTTTAATTTCCACCACCGGCCAGAAGAAAAGATATGGTCGTTGGCCTCTGGATTTTCTGGCAAGTCACCTGGAGATACTTCGATCACCCCGCCTGGTTGCCTGTAAAACTTCCACGCATACGGGCCGGTCATCTTTTCTTTTTCGGCCATACGAAAATACCAATGGTCATCATCCATCGGGTTGGTATCAAGCCAGATGCCGTGCCAGGTAGCGCCCCCATCGCGCTTGGTTGGGTATCGGCCTACGCGGTGGGTGAGGCCATCGATCACCGCTTTTGGCAGCTCTCGGGCCTCATTGACCCAAGCGCCGGTAAGCTCTAAGGACAACAGCTTTCGCACATCTTTGGGTTGATCGAGCGCCAGGAAGATTACCTCGCAGTCAATTCCAGATGCGCCTTCCCTGGACGGCAGGCGTATGTGGTGAGTGATGGGTGGTGTCCACAGCATTGGGCCAAAGGTGTTTTCTGGAAACAGGTCTTGCCAGGTCTTGATTGTTGTGGTCTTCAGCTCCGGGTAGCTGTTACGCACAATTACAAACCGGGTATATCTGATGCCATCCACCGGGCTGGGCTTTTGCCGTACCGCTCGCATCATTATCTCAGCTGCACAGGCATAGCTCTTACCAGATCCTACCGGCCCCATCAGCCCACGGACAAATGCGTCAGACTGCAAGAACCCCCAGACAGACGGAGACCTTGAAAAATTTAAATTTAGCCCGGTAGATGGGATTTGTTTTTGACTGCGCTCTTTAGTTTTTGTCATTCTCTTTTCGTATATCTATGATGATTACTACTGCAATCAAGGCAATCATTGAAAGCAAGAAAATGCCTGCGCTTTGTGCGTTTAGGTGGGCAATGCTATTGATCCAATCTTGTTTCATCTTTCACCTCCACATCGATGGGTTCAGGAGCCTGGACGTTGATGCCTATGACTGATGGTTTATCCGATCCATCGTCCGGGTTATCAAGTAATCCAGACGCTTTAGCAAGTAAACGGAGCACGCCAACTTTGTCGTAGAGTTCAACGTCCAACGTCTGCGAACCATCCTTCTCACGCTTGACCCTGATATTTTTGATTGCCTGCAAGGCGTGGTCTGGAATTTGACTAGCCGATTTAACCTTGACATTTCCGTCCTCGTCCCAAGTTAGGATATCTGTGATCTTCGTGTTGGCCATGCACAGCAGGGAAAACGCAATGGCCTCTCGATTTTCTATGATGGTGGCAGACCTCTCCATGCGCCTGGAGATCGAGCGCACCCCGCCCCAGTTCTTGAGGCTGGGCACCTGCTCGGATATACGCGACTTAGGTCTGGCCATCAGAACGGGATATCTTCATCGAGATCCACAAACCCGTTGGCCTTGGCTTTGTTGTGGTTGTCCTGGGCTGGAAAAGGTTTGTGAGCTGCGGAGTAGGAATCACCCCTGGACACCACCTCTTTGCCAATCTTCACCTGGTACCAAGTCTTTCCATCCGAGTTCTTGGGGTTGACCTCCAGCCAATGGGTCTTGCCATCTGGCAGCATCACCTTGCCACTAAAGTCTGCGTGCCAATCTTTTTCTTTCTTATCGTTTGGCCAGGCAGACCCCTGACCAGGTTTCGGTTCATACGCCATGTGTATATCTCCTCAAGGTTGTAAGTCTGATTCTTTGATTGCGGATAGGTATTCGTCAGCTTGCATCAGAGCTATCTTCTGAGCTGCCAAAGCCTCTGCAATCTGTGCCACGGTAAATCCTCTGCGTAGCAATTGCAACACAAAGTCACGCAAGATATCTTCCATCGTCATACATCTCCTCCAAGTAAAGTCAAAAACCTGTGCCATGAAAATATGGGGAAAATTTGAGGGGTTAACCCCCGGACATACGTCTGGGGTGGGGGGGAGCATGGGTGCCTCTGCCGGGCCACACCGAATCGCCCTGGCCACCCCTCCCACCCGTGTCCAGATGCATAGGAACGTATGCCTTTGGACAGAATCGCATAGCAGGCTCTAGGAGGCTTTGCGCTACCCAACCTAGGCAAGGGTAGCCACCCACCTCTACGGAGCCAACCACGGGTCTGTATTCGCGTCCTAGAGGCATCAGAATCCTGTAGCCTCCCCTGCCAATTGCTCGCAGACCTCAGACAACCGTAGGCAGACCGGCATGGTCTGGCAAGCATCGATGAACTTCTCCCGGCTGACCCCAACCTCGCACATAATCGCAGCGCAGCGCAGGTCAACCTCATCGATCCGTGTTGTCCTAACATTAGAAAACCTATCTTTACTTATATCTTCATATACCTTTAATACCTCTTCATAACCTATGTTTTTCTGTGTTTGGACAACACCTGTGTTGTCTATGATGTTGTCTATGAGAGGGTCTTCATTGACAACCTGTGTGTTGTCTATGTGAGGTGTCTTTGGTGTTGTTTTTGCCTTCAGTTTCCTAGCCATGATGTCTCCAATCTTCTCTGGTTTGTTGTAGTGAAATCCATCCCTGCCAGCTAGCCCTCCGAGCATCTCTCTGAGTCTCTTTCGGTTAGCTGCCATCTGCTCTTCGGTGAACTCAGGCTCGGTGGCCTGCGCTGTCTCTTGCTTGATCTGGTGTGGTGGCCTGGTGTCTTCCTGTCCGCTGGTGATAGCTATCGCATCCTCTGCCTTGATCTCGGTGTCGTAGGTCACCCTGGTTGTGTTGGCTCGCTCGCCCCGAAATCCCTTGCTCATCACCTCAATGTGGCCACGGTCTCGCAGCTGCTTCATGGCTCTCGCTACCTGCTGCTTGGCCACTCCCAGGTGCTCTGCAATCCTCTGCTGGCCAACCCAGGTTATCCCAGCTCGGTTGGCGTATGAGCAGAGCAGCACCAGCACCTTGACCGAGAAACCATGCAGCTCGGTATCCAACGCAGCTCGCATCGGTACCACGGCGAACTTACGTTGGTCAGGCGGTGCCTGCTTCTCAATTATCTTGGGCCGCTTGGGCAGCTTGAACTCGATCACTTGCGCTGTGTTTGTTTGTGTTCCCATATCCTCATCATCTCTTCCCGTAACGCCACTCGGGCGGTTCGCCCCCTTTTCTCTTCCACAGCATCGAGGTAAGCCAGGCGGGTCTTCTTGGTGCGATATCTCTTGAGTACCCACGCAGCCTCGCCGTGCAGGTAATACCTCTCAGAATAATTCCCAACAGAGCCACCGTAAGACAGATTGACCATCCGACTATCAGGGTGCACACAGCCGCAAGACCGGCAGCGTAGCTCATCACTCTGGGTGGTATGCGGAGCATCCGTTGACCCTCCCTGTCGTTGGCTTATCAAAGAACCGACACCACAGAAACCATCCCCGAAAGCTTACGTTCTTGCAGTCGGCACAGCTCGACTTCTCTGGTTCTCCACGCAGGTCGCACATTGCCACCTTCGGTTCTTGCCCTGGTTCAATAGTTTCCATATTCCCCCCGCTGCTTGTCTTCGGTGCCTGCAATGCGAGCACCACCTGGTTCCAAGTAGTTCCTCTTCCCGTTTGGTAACGTGCTGGTATAGCTCGTTAGGCATTGAGATCCTCCCTCACGGCCTTACAGAACCAATCGAGCGGCACCACAGCCCTCCAGGGCTGCCCAGAGCGTCTGAAGATCACCACAGGCACAGGCGAGCCCACAGAGCCCTCAGAATCGATTTGTGAGCTGGTGGTAACCGAGAGCTCCACTTGGCGGCACCAATCCTCGATGGCCAACCGCTCCTGGCGTTTGACCTCGATGCAGAACCGGCCTATCTCGATGTCGTGGCCACCGTCTCTCGCCTGGCCAAGCTTGCGCTTGACCTCAAACCCCAGCTGCTCAGTCAGTAGCGCAGCTAGCTCGCGCTCGCCTGTCGCACCCTTGTTGCGCCTGCCCCGGCCATTCATTGGATATCTGGCTGGTTAGCAATCAATGCATCTAGCCGGTTGTCCACCTCAAGGTGTTCGGCCAGGTGGGTCTCGATGAGCTCGTGCAAGATAGCCGTGCGATCCTTCTTCAACTTCTTGCTAGCAGCTGCCAGCAGGTGCCTGGCGGCTGGCCGCAGGCGAAAGTAGAACCCAGAAAACTCTGTTGTTGCCATATATCCCCCTGTAAGAGCCTCAAGGATATACCTGTGGATATCTTTTTTGCAATAGGGTGTTGACAGACAGATATCTCATGTGTTCTTATCTGGTCTGGGCGCAGATATCTGTGTCCATCAACTACCACAGATGGAGATTGAAAATGAAAGCGATTCAAGTTAAAACCAACAAACGGGGCATTCAATATGCGCTGGTTCAGAGTGGCGAAACTTTTTGTGTTTTGAAGCTCTGTGAAAACTATTGCCGCCATGTAAAGGGTGGCATTGCCAAGACATGGCGTTATGTCGAAACAGGCATGACCATTGAGCAGGCCACAGCTCTATTTAATCGTCGTGGAGCGTAAGCCATGACCGCCATGCACATTGCCTACTACCGCGTATCCACAGACCGCCAGGGCCGCTCTGGCCTTGGTCTTGAGGCACAGCAAGAATCAGTTAAGAACTTTCTCGGTGCCGAGCCAGATGTGTCTTACATCGAGGTTGAATCCGGTGCCAAGAATGATCGTCCGGAGCTAAAGAAAGCTTTAGCTGATTGCAAGAAATTCAAAGCTACTTTAATTGTGGCCAAGCTTGATCGCCTCGCTCGTGATGCTGAGAAGATTCTCAACATCGTCAACAGCGGCATCAAGGTTCGCTTTGTTGATTTGCCCGAGATCAACGAATCACCTACTGGCCGCCTAATGCTCAATATGCTTGGTGGCTTTGCTGAGTTTGAGCGCAGGCTAATCAGCGTGCGTACCAAGGACGCTCTAGCAGCTAAAAAAGCCCGTGGCGAGAAGCTGGGCTCACCTAACCCAGCAGCTGGTGGCGCAGTCATGGCCGCAGCAGCTGATGAGTACGCAGCCACCGTGGCACCGATTGTTCGCTCAATCGTGGCCAAGATGGGTGCGGCATCCCTGCGTGCGATTGCCAAGCAGCTACAGGCCGAGAGCGTGCAGACCCCTCGCGGTGGTACCACCTGGTCACCATCGCAGGTATCAAACCTATTGCAGCGTCTAGCTGCTTAACCCCGAGGAGAGTAGATATGAAACGAAAGTATGACCCCATGATTGACCCCAGGCTCAACCACGCCAAGAGCTGGCGCGATATGTTGCCGGTGGAGCCAGCCGAGGTTGATGAGCCAGGCTGGCTCAAGGCAGCTGGAGCAGTCGCTCTGGCCGCGCTCTTTTTAATCGTTGCATTTATCTGAGAGGCTCATCCTATGAACCAGAACGCATGGATCTTAGAGGAGCTGCAACGTGGAGCTCACGTTACGCCAATCGCCGCGTTGGCCGGGTGCCAATGCTTTCGCCTGGCAGCGAGGATTGCGGAGCTGCGAGAGGTTGGCCACAACATCCACACCACAATGATTTACAGCAACGGCAAGCGGTACGCGAGCTATCGATTAATCAAAGCAAAAGGAAAAAGAAAATGAAAGCTTATGGAAAAGTAACACCGGACGATCAGGCCAGCGCATCAATGCTGCCTGCCATCCTGGGCATCTCTGACTACTCCACACCCAACGACAGCTTGCAGACCTGCATACGGGCCATCGATGGCCTGGAGCGCGAGGACATCACCAACGAATCAATGACCTGGGGCAACGATTTTGAGGGTCGCATTCTGATCCGCGCAGCTGAGAGGCTGGGGCTCGACAACCTGGAGCTCGATCACTCGGAGCCATACCACCACAAGCTGCTCAAGCTTGCGTGTTCGCTCGATGGCACAGCTGATGGCCGCGGCCTGGTGATCGAGAGCAATCCAGACCTGGGCATCTATGTGATGGGCCAGCCCAGCATCAAGCTCGATGGCGTGGGAATCATGGAGGCCAAGCTGACCGCAGCTGACGTAGAGGACGCTCCACCGCTTTATCGCGGCCCGGTGCAGCTCCAGGCACAGATGGATTGCTTTGGTGCCAGCTGGGGGGCTGTGTGTACGCTCTACAAGGGAACCAAGATGCGGATATTCCTGTTCGCCAGGCATGAGCCCACGTTGGCCATGATCTCGCGTGCGGTCATTGAGTTTGAGGCCAAGCTCCAGAAGTACCGCGAGACCAGGGTCATCGATTGGTATCCACCCAAGGATTCAGCTGATGCTAATCGGATGTTCCCGGTGGGCAATGAGGAAGATGAGGTGGTGTACCTGGGCGAGGAGGAAGACTACTGGGCGCACAGCATCCTTGAGGCCAAGAAGAAAATTGAGGCAGCTGAGAAAGACATTGACGATGCCGAGAAAAAGCTCAAAGAAATTTTGGGCAAGAGTACGCATGGCCAAACCAGCAAGCATGAGATTTACTGGCCCATGCGCCACTATGAGGCCCAGCCGTCTCGGATTACGCCAGCCAAAGAGGCCCGTGTGGTGCGTCAGTCCACACTCAAGATCAAGGCGAGGAAATGAACTCAAACGATCAAAAGCTTATGAACGCACGCCTGCAAGCAGCTCTCAAGTTGCAGGCTCTGTGCTTTGACGCTGCCAACCGAACACCCGGCAGCTTTATGAATCGAGACCGAGCAATGGATGTAGTCGATGCGATGGTCACGGTGATGTTGACAACAATAGATAATTACGCAACCGAGGAGGAAGAAAATGCAAGTCGTTCAATCTAACCAGGGCTTTGCCCCTGTAACGCTCGATGAAGCCATGAGGTTTTCGGATATGTTGGCCAAGTCCCAGATGGTGCCCAAGGCATACCAGGGCAAGCCAGAGGATGTCCTGGTAGCCGTTCAATGGGGACGTGAGCTGGGCCTGGCCCCGCTCCAGGCTCTCCAGAACATTGCCTGCATCAACGGCAAGCCATCGGTCTACGGTGACGCAGCTATGGCCCTGGTTCAGGCCAGCTCGGTCTGCGAGAACATCGAGGAATACTTTGAGGCAGAGGGCAGTCCCAACCCGGTGGCCGTCTGCGTTGCCCATCGCAGGGGTCGCACGCCGGTGACTGTGAAGTTCTCAGTCGAGGATGCCAAGCGAGCTGGGCTCTGGGGCAAGACCGGCCCCTGGCAGGCGTACCCCAAGCGCATGATGCAGATGCGAGCCCGAGGCTTTGCCCTGAGAGATGCCTTCCCAGACGTTTTAAAGGGCCTTATAACCGTTGAAGAGGCCCAGGACTACCCGAGCCAGGGAGAGAAAGACATAACCCCGCCACGGCCCTCTAATCCTCTTGATGCTCTTGCTCCTCCCGCCACCAGTACACCATCCGAGGTGTCACAAACACCACCCGAATTGTTGGGTCAGCCACCGGAAGAGGTGGTGGAGGTGGTGGAGCCGTCCGAGGCCACCGAGACCGCCTGGGATCTTCAGATTCCTGGTGGTGAGCCGAGACCCTGCGAGAGCGCCGGTAGCTGGGTCGCTGCCTACCTGGAGCTGGTTGGTAAGGTCGCAAAAGCTGGTAAGGCATCAGCTCAAGCCAGGCTCGATGGGCTACAGAAGCTGCGGAACTCCAACGCCGAGCTGCTCAAGAAGCTATCAGTCGAGCAGCGCATGGAGCTCACCGCAGCTCTGGCCAAGTTCGTAACACCTCTCAAAGAAATGGCCGCAGCTGAGAAGAACTAAGCCACAAGGCCGGGAAGATAGACCGTCTTCCCGTCCTTCTTGGTAGCCGTTAGGTTTTGTTTCTTTAGGTTCGCCGGGTCGTAGCTCACATGAACCCACCCGCTATCCGGTACACCAGGCGTGTAGAACTCAAGTATCAGTTGGGTGTACTTCAGGTTATCCATGATCCAAATTGCCAGGTCTGCGTTGGGGATGCCGGGTATCTCGATGTCAGCTGCTTGACCCTTGCAATGGTCTGAGGTCTTGGAGCCACCTACTTTGGAGTTGACCTCGGGGTGCCTGAACCCAGAGTTGACCTTGACAGCCCTGCCATAGTGCTCGCGCACCGGCTGGAGTATCTTCTCGCACAGCAGGCGCAGGGCAGCAATCTCTGCCTCGCCTGGCGTGTTGTCCATGTCGTGGCGCAGAGCTGTCTCGCTCTTCACCATCTCCGATAAGCTAAAGTTGGCTGTCAGGTTCATTTCTTTTTCTCTAGGATGTCATCGAGCTGCTGGGATTTTTCCTTACTCCCGGCACTTGATCCAAAGTAGTAGCCCAGCACCATTGTGACTGCGCTGGTTAGTGCGCCCAGGACATAGATCAGAATGTCCTTGGAGTTAGCGTCAACGTCCACAAAGATAATCACAGCAAACAAAATAAACGTGAGACCCACGGTGCCGAGTGCCAGGATGGGTGTAACAATTTTGTTAAGCATCGGAGCAGCTGCGCTGGTGGCAATCTCGATCTCGCGCTTGCGAGCTGAGTCCATCTCCTTAACGTGCGACTCCAGCTCCGCGAGCTGGCCCTTCTGTGCCATCTCCATGAGCTTGGCCTGGGCCTCTGCCTTCGCGCCAGGGTCTGGCAGAACCTTGTCAAGAACCTTCTCTCCGATTGAGAGTAGAGCTGCGATTGGTAGCATCGTTATCCTTTCGTTGCGAGATATAAACCAATGTTGCTGAAAGCGTAACCGGCAAACACAATGGCCATTGCTAGGTTGCCCCTGGTGCCCTGTTCAAATCCTATGTAGGCGTAGACACAGCCCACAAAAATAATGAGCCACGGACTCATACGCGCTGGCCACGAAAGTAGGCAACGCCATCGATCACCTCGCACAGCTCGGGCGGCAGCAGCTTGCCATTCTCAAACGTGAGCACGACAAACCCAGAACACCAGTTGACCGGGTTCATCTCGGTGTAGGTGAACTGATCGCCGTATGGCTCGGCCAGCGTCCCAGAATCCACGCCCCACCTGCGCCCATCGTAGTCAGAAAATGGCGTGACCTTGAGCTGGTGTAAGTGCCCGGTAACGATTGACCTTCCGCTTTTCAGGGCATTGTTCCAAGTGCTATGCACCCCATTGTGCCAGCGGTGTTTTATGATTACCGAGCCATTGATGTCTACGCGCCATCCCGTGTGCCACCCAGGGAAGTACGCAAACAAATCGCTAAACTCGGATAGCTCTGGGGCGTGAGCTGCAATGTAATTAAATAAACGCACATCGTGGTTGCCATATGTCCACAGCTTGGTTGCATTTTTGGATGCGTTTGCAATTTCATCTAGGCGATCCTGGCACGCCTCAATCTCTTGCTTGGGTGTGGGAGGGTTAGTGTTCATCAGCGTTGGGTGTCGGCTGATCCTAGCTCCATCGAAGACATCCCCGTTCAAGATACAGGTCTGTGCCTTAAACTCGGTTAGCAGCTTGACGAATGCTTTGTGAGCTACAGTTGATTCGCCTGGCCAGTAGTGACAATCGCTGGCAATGAATACATGGCCATTGTCTACCGTGTGATCTATGACCCTGCGATTCTCGGGTATGTAGGTATTGCGGCGGCTGTCCTGTGGGGCAGCGTAGGTTGGCAGAGAGATGCCGTACTGTATTTGGATCTTGGCCTTGCGCGAGGCAAACGCTCTGACAGACATACCAACGTGTTCGGCAGCTATCTTAGTGCTGCCAAACCGTTTCATCGCCGAGATGATTTCCTCGTCAGATACTCTTTTTAGTGCCACGGATTCTCTCCAGTTTCATCTCATCGATTGGGCCGTGCGAGCTGGTGTCGTACATACACGCAATCTCAACGGCCTCGCGTGGGCTCTTGCCCAAGTGCATTGCCCCCATTGCGTATCCAGCCCCGGTGCCAATCGCAAAGAACGAATTCTTAATCGGCACGGGTATGACCGAGCTCTCGTACACCCACAGCCCCTGTGCATTTAGCATCAGAATGCTGATGTCGGTATCCGAGTCCAGGTCACCGCCCTGGTCTA